GTCATCAAACGCAAAAAATAAAACCCATGAGTTTGAAGTTTGTGACAATTATCTGGAGTCAGAAGACAAGTCTAGTTCATCAGCGAGACTGCGAGCAATTTGCTTCACCATTGCTGCGAATCTAAGATCGCTCCAGCCTTCTGCATGGCCTAGCTCAGGCTTAATATCTGTTATCAAACCTATTAAATCGTCGATTTCCATATCCGCTATATCTTCTAATTCAACTCCTTTTTCATAAGTGAGTTTGTTAATTATTCCCTCAATTGCATCTTCTTGATTTTTATTTTCTATATATTTTAAGAATGTATCCATGATGTTCTATTTAGTCTTGCTAGATTTATTTCTGCAAGCCTTGCATCTGGTTGCCTTCCCATCAGATTTATGTTTGTCGTTACCAAATTTTTCAAGCGGTAACACGCCCTTGCATTCGTTGCATTGTTTTTTACCTTCTGATGCATAAGGATTGACTTTCTTCTTTTTGGGCTTAGAACCAGCTAGATGTCCTCCGTATCGCTCACAGATGTATTCGCCGTTTCTTTTGATGTTCTTCTCATAGGTGAGACGAAGAGGCTCATGGGTCTCATTGCAGAATTCACAAAAGACTTCTACCTTGTCTTGAGCAATGTGCTTGTGGTAATGTTTGTTGGCTCGCCTTCTGTTGTTCTCTTTTTGTTTTTCAATCCATGTAGTGTCTCCTGTTTTTTCTGCAATGAATCTTTTTGCCCAATTGATGATAGTTTTTTCACCTTTGAGTCCAGAATTCTCTTCTGTCCAAACCTCAAATTCCCATCCATTTTCTTCAGCATGCTTAATAGAATCAGATATTTGTTTCACCACCTCTGGTTCATTTAATCTTCTTTGTGGTTTAACTTCTAAAATTATTGTTTTATCTTTATAGTTTACTTTTATGTCTGGACTTCTCCATCTGTTTTCTTCATTTTTAAAAGAATCCACACGGCTGAAACTTAGAACTTTATCATTTTGTTCTAGCAAATACAGACATCTAAGTTCATACGAAGAACCATAATATATTTCTTTTTTATTTTTATTTGATTTAAAATATCCTCTAATATGTGAGTGCTTAAACAAACCCTGTGAATGCTGGTCTGCACACTGTTTGGATCGTTCTTCTCTCCATGTTCTCTTTTTCGAATCAAGCAGATAGGTCCATCTTTTTTTTCCTCGATCCCAAATTCTTTCAAGTCCTCTTTGCTTGGCCCATTCGTATTCGGTTAAACCGCTTGGACATTTTACTGAAGATTTCTTTTGGCTCTGTTTGCTGTATCTTGAAGAAGGATTGTTTATGTCAACATAACTGTAATCTGGTCTATAATTTTTTTCTATTGAAAATCCTAGTTTTTCATAGGTGCTTCCTGTAGTTAATCGATTATCACTAAAGCTTATTATTTCATCATATCTTTTATCTTTACTCCATTGCACGCATTTTTTAAACAACTTACTTGAACCGCCAACGACATATGCTCCTTTCTTAAAACAAAGTCGGTCGAGCACAATTCTGTTTTGTGAAATTTGACGACTGTGTCGTCCAAGAGATACAATTCCTAACAATTCGTCATCTTTAAATATCCCAAAATAAACCAGAGATAGCTTGTTGGTTCCTTGGATGTGATATTCTTTTAAAAACTCTCTAGCAAGGTGTTTGCTCACCTCCTTAATGATGCACTTGCGAGCATAAATTCTTCTTTCATGTTTTCTATTGGCACCATCTATAAAATTCTGACATTGGGATCGTCTGTTTTCCCACTCATCTGAAAACAAAATAATGTCAGCATCTGGCAAGTCTTTTGTGTTAAGGTTTTCAGGGTCTTTTATATCTAAAATAATTGTATTTTTCATATCGCTCTCCAAAGAAGGTGCTACTTTAACTTAGTTAGGAAGCCTTTGAAAGGGCAAATAAAAACAAAAAAAACTCCTGCCATTTCTGACAGGAGTTTTTGTTTTTCTTATTACGCTGCTTTCGCAACTTTGTTATTAGATAACGAAATTGGCAATAGAAAGCCTTGCGTAGAATTTACTTCCTTCTCGGAGCAATTTCTTGCCGTATCGAGTGAGGATTCCCTTACGTGGGCAGAAGCTCTCTGGATCGAGAACAACTGGAGTCTGTGTAAGTGGAACGTATGGGCAGTAGAAGTAACCACTGTCCATGTAGCTGTCACCTTTGTATCCCATGAGGATTTGACCTGTTGGGAAGAGAGGATCTTTGTATAGTCTCCAACGGTTGTTGACAGTACCGACGTACTGAATACCGAGAGAGCTAGTGAAAGTCTCTGAAGGTGCAGGAGCGAATCCGGCAGTAGCTGTTTCGAAGATAGAAGCAACTTCTGGGCTACATACGAGCCAGTTAGCTCCGCCACGCAATGTCTTCTTGTGGATGACGTTGCTGACTTCTACGATCTTAACGTAGAGTGACTCATACTTCTCTTTGATGGTGTCACCAAGAGCGGTATTGAAGTCCCAAGAGGCGACAGTACCAGCGTTCTGACGAAGGTCAGTAAGTACTTCACGGTCGATCTCAAGGTTGATTTCCTGAGCAAGAACTCCAGTGAGTTCAGCTTCTGCATCAAGGTTGTGCTGTGAACGAAGGTCCTGCTGTGCTTCGTATGACCAGACAGCCTTAAGCTTACGGGTCTTAGCAGAAATGTCTTCGCTTTCGACAACGAGGTTGATCTCAGGAAGATCAGGATTGCACTCCATGTTGTACTCATAAGAGACAACGGCGTTGTTTGAGCCAGGATCGCCTGACCATGTGAAAGTCATTTCACCTGTGGTGTTGTTAAGGCTAATAGCGTCAACAGTTTCAGCAGGCGTTCCGATGTCAGTGATAGTAGCTGTTCCGCTCTCGTCGATGACGAAAGTAGCAACAGCAACACCGCCATCAAAGGCAGTACCAGTAACAGTGCCAGCCAAGATTGGAGTGTGCTCCAATGGGCTAAATACAGAAGTTACGTCTCCACCAGCATCTGTGCTAGTAGATTCGTTCTGTACGAACTGGTGAGAGTAGAAGATGTCCAAGTTTGGATCACCTGATGCAGTTTGCATCAAGGAGTTTGCGTCATCTCCTGGGAAACCGCCATTGTTATCAGCACCACGGATTGCTCCTTTGTTGCTGCTGTAACGGAATCGTAGGTAATAGACCAAGCCAGTTGGGCCAAGTAAAGGCTGAACCGATACAACCTTGTTAGCGATTAACTGGGGATAAATTCTACGAACCAGTGGAATACTGATTCTTTTAAACTGACTAACGTCTCCGGTGTCAGTTGAAGTTTCGTTGATTAGACGCTGGTTTTCCAATAGAACGGCAGTGGTGGAGCGGGTAAAGCTATCTTCAATGCCATCTAGCAAACCAGTAGTCGCCCAACGAGCCTCAAGTTGTTTTGCTTCGTTTAGCAATCTTGCATTTGCATCCATTATATTTAAACCTCTCTGTGTTTATTAATATGGGGTAACTAGATTTATGAGTCTTTTTTGATTCCTGAAAGTACTTGCATTTGATGCAAGGTTCCTTCATCAACAAGACTTTCGACTAAGGCTCCATCGCCTTCATCGGATTCGGTATCTGCCTGATGTTCAGCAATTACTTCAACATCATCAGTTACCTGCTTTCCTCTCCCCGTTACAGTTCCTGCCTTTTCGATTCTTTCATTCTTTTCGGTAGATGCTGCAACTTCTTCGTGTTCACGGAGAAGGTCGCCAGCCTGTCTTAAACTTTCGTTTAATTTATTATTTTCAGTGCTTACACGGATGTTCTTAGCTTCCAACATTCGCACTTTAGATTGAAGATGTTCGTTGGCCTTGTTAACTTCATCAATTTTTGATGTAGTTGCCAAAGCAAAATCTTCGTCTGAAATGTATTCTGATACAGTTTCAACAACCCTATCGAGAGTACATTTATGTTCAACCATTCTAGGATCACTGAGAACATCCCTACGAGCCTGCTCGTAAAGTTCCTGCCCTTTGTGAGTTAAGAATTCATCAATCTTATCGATGAAGTATTCTCTCATAGAACCGAGCTTGCTTTCATACTCTTCATAGAGTGATCCTTCTAGCTCTTCGTTTTTACCACGCTCACCTAGGAGCATCTGGTACGCTTCTTCATACCCTTCTTCAAGTGCCGTTTCGAATTCACCACGTTGTGTATCCAAACGACCACGTAAGTCAGAAATGATAGCCCATGCCTCTTGATAACCAGTTTCAGCGGTAGACTCAGCATCTTTCAATTCATCTGATAACTCGGCGTAAGCTTCTTCCAACTTAGTGTTGAATTCAGCTTCGATTTCGGCTTTAGCCTCGTCGAGCATCCCATTGACTGCTGAGGTAACGTCTTCGACCTGATCTTCTGGCAAGAGCTTACTTAATGCTTCTAAAATCTTATCCATTAGCTCAACCTCGCTTTAATATCATTAGCCTGTTTCTTAACAATGCCACCTAGACAAGCTAAGAGTAAATCTTTGCTTACCGTATCTATGCCGCTACCCTCATTTTTAACAGTGTTTTCTGTAGCAACTGGTTGTGACATGACGCTCTCACGCCTGTTGTTTACCACCTTCTCTTGGAAAGCGGCATGTGTACTAGGGTCAGCTACGGCATCGAACGTGATGAGCTTATAGCTTTCGCCTATTACTAAAATTCCATTCTCGTTTACTTTTCCATTCCCAACACCTCTACTGCTAATTCCGACTCTAACACCATCGTTGATAAGTGCTTGAAGAATTTTGCCGCATGGAGTGTTAAGAATTTTTCCTTCTCCCATTAGGACGTTTCCGTCCCACCAAAGTTTTGTGACTAGATGAGAAGCATTTTCAAAGTGAACAATTGAATCTGTGGGATGATCTAACTCCCCACATAATCCACCACTTTTCATAGCCTCATCAAGTCGCTTAACGTTGCTTTCAAGTACCATTTTGGGGTACATTCGTTTGTTCTTGTTGACTGCTTCTGCTTCCTGAAACTTTCCACGGAAACTAACGCCTCCTCCTCTTCCATTTGAAGAGGAGGATTCGTGTAATTCCATTTCATTCAGAACGCAGCCCACGCCACCATAAAGTAGTTTTTCTTCATAGTAAGTACCAGGGGTACAGTCGTGTTCAAGTAGGATTTCCATAGTCAATCTCCTTGGTTCACGATTTATTCTTTAACAACTAAGCTTTTAGCTGCCACTGCTTTTGGTGCATAAGGATTTTGGAGTTGAGGCCATGTGTCCTTTGACGATACATCCATATCATCTTTGTCAGCACCCTTTTCCCCTTTCATGGTCGCATTACCAGTTTTAGGAGCATATGGGTTATTCAGAGAAGGAAATACTTCATTTCCACCAATGTTTCCCCAAGCATTTCCACTCATTTCTTTCGCTCCATCAGCCCCCTTGCCCATTTTCCAATCGCCTTGAGAAACAGGTGCGGCTGATTTGTAATCACCGGAGAAGTCACCAGATGGTGAGTATCCATGTTGTGCCTGCACGTTTAGGAATGGATGATTCCCGCTTGCATCAACATGAGATTTTTCAACCTTCCATGCATGGCTATCGATGTTGGTTTCAATAAGATAATTCAACCATTCTGCTGCTTCGTAAGCAGTTTCTAATTTAGGCTGAACTTGACCTTGGATAACTACGCCTAGCATGTTTAGGTGCTTTGCAGTTTCGGTCACTACATCTTGTTGATTCTGGTCTTTAGCCATTGAAAAAACAGATCTCAGAGATTCATAAAGATCAACAAACATTTGCATTTGCAATTGATTTGCTTCATCAACTGATGGGTAGAAGTTATCGACAGTATTTTTGAATTCTGAGTACTTATCTTCTACAGATTCGTCTAGTTCTGTTTTAGATCCCTTTAGAATTCTTTCGACTTTATCGACGTATGCAAAGTGAGCAGTTCTCAAAATACCTTCAGCCATGAAATCGCAAGTTTGCTCATCAAAGTTTTTAGCTTGAACAGTTTCAAGTGCTGTTTTGATGGAGCCTGATAGTTCTTCTTGAGTTAGATAGAGAACTTCAGGCCAAGTGCTTACGATTGTTTCAAGTGATTCTTCCAATCCTTCGTTATCAGAAAGATTATTTTGTCTCTTTAGATCTCCCACAGCTTTGCAGAAGTCTACGTTTTCATGAAGCGTTTTCCCTTTTGACCTCAGAACATGCACATCACTTGGGCAACAATCCCAATCAAAGGACAATACTTTGGCTTCATTTCTTAATTTGTAGTTTGGAACTTTTACGGATACCACGTTTCCTTTGTTATCGCCTTTTACACTTGTTTCTTTCATCACAGGTGCAGCGTTTCTTGAATTGATAAAATCAAAGACATTTTCACTTAGGTTGAACCAAGGCTTTAATTGATCTTCATGGATGGTAATTTTTCCTTTGAAGTTTTTAGCTTCAAATACTTTTCTTTCTTTCTTTTTGCTACCTATAGCTTCATTAATATTTCTTTTTACGTGTGGAAGCTTCATGTAATCTAAAAAGATTTGATCAGCCTGTTCGCTTTTGTTTTCTAACAAAGCGTCAACAAGGCCACCTAAAACTTCACGACTTTTCCCTTTTTCCGAATCTGTGTCGATAGTAAGCTGCTCTATATTTTCAAAAACAACTTGGTTGTTTTTGACATCATAAGAAGTATGAATTAATTTTCCATCAATAGATTCGTAAAGAGCGTTCTGTTCACTAAAACAATTTAGTTTCAAGTCCTCTCCCAAAGCTCTTGATAGATATGGTGCAGCTTCTTTCAACTCGAACTCGGTTGTAGAAAGTGATTCATTCTGAATACTTTCAAAAACATCATAACTGATGAGCGTTCTTTTCATAATTGACTCCTAACATCGAATCTGAGCTTTTAATACACCCGTTAATGCGTATATAGTGTTAGACAAAAACTTTTTACTTAAGTCTGTGTCTATAATGAAACAAATACGCTATACATATAGTATGCATCAAAGAGAAAAAACAATCAAAAATGAAAGTAAATTATGAAAACATGGAGAGAATACGAAGATCAAAGATCGAAGCAAGAGAGCAATGCTTCGAATGCAGGACAAGAAGCATTGGGAAATATATCATTAGACGGCAGAGGAGAAGATGCTTTATCTGTTATGTATAGGTTGGTAAACCTCGCTTGGGAAAACCATCGGAAAGAAACAAAATCTTTTTTCAACAAGCTTTCGAAAAAAGATCCTTATATACAACAAGAGTGGGAAAAAATAGAGAAAGAAGCCGCACGTTTCGCAGGCTCAGGCTCAGATGCTGATGATGTAGTTATGATTCCAAACGCTGATAGTGGGAATGGCGACGATGAAGGAGGGGATGATTAATATCTCTCCATGCTATAATCTCTCTCTTCCTTATCTTGTTCCTTAGCGTATGACTTTATTTCTAGACCATATTTTTTAATATCTTCTTTGTCAGGTTCTGGGAGCAACTCCTCTCCACCTTCTGGTGGTGGCATCTCTCCCTCTGGTGGCATTTGTTCTCCACCTTCTGGTGGCATCTCTCCCTCTGGTGGCATCCCCTCTGGTCCGATCATTGGATTTGGACCGCCAGCTTCTGCTCCCATTTCTGTTTCGTTTTCGCCAGGAGCACCTACTCCCAACAAGGATGGATTTTGAGCTACAACCTGAAGCTTCAAATCCTCTAATTTTTGAAGCTTCATTCTTGCCAACATTGTCTTCGCCTCTTCTTTGCCATACTTCATCCATTTTGTAAGTATATCAAAGTCGGACATTAACATTGAACCTTTTAAACCGTTCGCATTATTTATTCTATTAGTCACAACCTCTGCTTGAGATAATTCTTTCCAAGCAGAAGGAGGAGTCATTTTTATAACTAGATCTTCATAAGACTCTTCGCTAAAACCTCGCAGTCTTAAGTGACGATCTGCTATTTCCCAAAGTCCGTCTTCTATACTTGATTGCAATCTCTCAATCATTCTTGCAAATTTAACATCTTGAGCAGAAAGTGTAATTCTTGTAGCTTGAGGGTCTTCATTGTTAAAATAATTTTTAGGAAAGTTCAATGCAGTAAATAATTTGTTTCTAAAATAAACAGCATCATCTATTTCCCCTAAATTCTGAGCACCTGGAAGGGTGTCGATCCTGGTGTTTGAATTTGGTCTAATCGGTAACCAATAATCTTCATCGGCAGCAGGAGCGTGCCATCTTTCTTCTACAGCATTTGCTCCGCTTCCGCCTGCTTTCCTGGTGGCGACTTTCTTTT